TTTCGGGCGGCGGTCAAGACCGTCTACCCGATCACCCGTCGCAGGGCGGCGGCCCCAAGCTCGACGCGGAACAGCGCGCTGCGGGTCTTGATCGGGGCGTCGCAGAGCACGGCGGCCTCGAAACTGGCTAGACCATCTGAACCCAGCACGGCGAGCACTGAGGCACGCATCCGGCCGTGGAGCCGGATCGCGTCGAGATCAGCGGCGGTCGGTTCTGCGGACCTCGCACGGCCTCGGCTGGACCCGAGCACGATGGCGGGCGGGTTGATCGGCGGGCGACCGTCTGCGGCACGGGCGGCGGCGTCGGCGACAGCGTAGGCCCGGAGCCGGTCCAGATCGTCGCGGGACAGGTCGCCGGCGAGGACGGC